CAGCCTCAAGCTTGAACTCTCGCGTGAACTTCCGCCTCTCCATGACGCACCTCCGCTCCCATCAAAACACCTAACTCGGTGTCTTTGGAACCGGGTGCAGGCCAAGGTGAAGCGGGACGAGCGCACCAACGATCTGGTTTATATCTTCACGGATCGCGGCAAGCGGATCGAATTTCCGGCAGAATCCATTCTGCATCTCAAAGGACCATCATTCGGCACCGATGCCGGGCTGGATTGTCTGCGGTATGGCGCACAGGTCTTAGGTTCGAGCATCGCGGCCAATGAGGCCGCTGGGCGGCTTCTAGGATCGGGGCTGACTCCTTCCGGTATCCTTACCGCTGAAGCCGATCTAACCGAAGATCAAAAGAAGCAGTTGCGCGAGATGCTGGAGAAATTCAGCGGCAGCGACAAGGCCGGCAAAACAATGGTTCTGCCGCAGGGCTTGAAATATGAGCCCGTAAGTCTTGATCCTGAAACAATGCAATTGATTGAGACGCGCAAGTTTAGCGTCGAAATGGTTTGCTTGTTTCATGGCGTCCCCGCCGACATCCTTGGCGTTAATACTGGTTCGACTCGCTGGGGTTCCGGTTTGGAGCAACTCCAACTGTACTTTCTCAGCAACGGACTCGGTTCAATCCTTAAGCGGATCGAGGCGCGGCTAAATAAAACGTTCATTACGGAACGCGGCACCTATTTTGAATTCGTTCGCGAAGCATTGATCGCGATGGATTCGAAAGCGAAAGCAGAGTTCGCAGCATCGGCTGCTCAAAACGGCTGGATGACGCGCGCCGAAATCAGACAGAAATTCAATCTGCCCTTTATCGATGGCAGCGACGCCTTGACGGCTCAAGTTAACCTAAGCCCGCTCGACAAGCTTGGCACCGCTGCAGATGCGCGGTCGCAAATAAGAAACGCGCTAAATATCACGGAAGGCGAATGAAAAAGAATCGCGATTTCAATTTTGAAATTAAGGCCGTCAAGAAAGGTGGCTTCATCGCGGGTTACGCGAGTGTATTTAACGTAATTGACAGCTACCGTGAACGTGTCCTGCCACATGCCTTTGACGAGAGCCTTGCCGAAACCAAAGCGCAGGGCCGCAAAATTCCAATTCTTCTGCAGCACCGCGACCTGATCGGGGCTTGGGAAGTAGTCGAGCCCGACGATATCGGTCTGTATGTCGAAACCCATCTTCCGGTCGATAAGGTTCGGCAAGCCTCGGAAGCCCATGCCCTTGCCATGGATGGCGCCCTTACAGGTATCTCCATCGGATGGGAGGATGTCGAGTCCGAACTCGATAAGGAAACCGGCATTAGAGACCTGATCAAAATCAAGCTCTATGAGTGCAGCCTTGTGACCTTCCCGGCAAACGATCCGAGTAGGATTCTTGAGGTTCGTAGCAAACTCGCCAATGGCGAGACGCCAACAATTCGCGAACTGGAGAACAGTTTAAGGGATTTAGGCTTCTCCAAGTCGCAGGCGGCGGGGATCGTCGCCAAGGGTTATCAGCATTTCGTGCGGGATGCAGGAAGTGATGAGTCAAACATCGCCGCTCTTCTTGAGAAGATGCGTGCATTCTCTCTATCAAAATAATGAGAACAATAATGTCTATCGAAAACGAAGTTACTGAAGCCCTCGACAAGATCGAGGCGCAGATCAAAACGCATCAGGAAAAGGCGGATGCCGAACTAAAGGCAACCGGCAAGGTTGCCACCGATACCGCCTCAGCTCTCGAAGGCCTAAAGGATCGGCTCCGCGATCTGGAACAGAAGATGGTCGCGCGTCGCGGTGGTGGTGACTTCACTGCGGCGAAGTCGGTGGCGCAACAGTTGTCTGACAGCGACGACTTCAAGGCATTGCAGGCTAAGGGTAAGGGCGAAGCCACGATCAAAATCAAGGCTACGAACCTCACCAGCCTGACAACCGATGCAGCCGGTTCGGTCGGTGATGCAATCACAGCACATCGCCTGCCCGGTATCCTTCCGCCCGCGGAACGTGTCCTTACGATCCGTGATGTTCTTATGGCTGGCAATATCTCGCTGCCCACCGTCGAAGATGTTAGGGAGACCGGAAACGACTTCACGGCGGGGCCGGTTGCTGAGGGCAACGAGGCGACTCAGTCCGATATTAAGCTGGACCTGTTTACTTCGCACGCCCGCTTGATGAGTCACTATATGGTGGCTTCCGTGCAGGTGTTGTCCGACGTTCCTCTCTTGACGAGTTATGTCAACACCCGGCTCTTGTATGGTCTCAACCGTGTTGTTGAAAACCAGATCATTGCCGGTCCCGGTACGGGTCAGAACCTGTTGGGTCTGAAACAGCAGGCGGCCGAGTTCAACGAGAGCGGTCTCTCGGCGGCTACGGATACAGAAATCGATACGGTTCGCCGCGCCGCGCTTCAGGTTCGCATGGCAGAGCTTAAGGCGGGATGGATTGCCATGAATCCTGTTTCGTGGGCCGGTATCGAATTGATGAAGTCGGCGACGGATAGCCACTACATCCAAGGTCTGAATCTGACGACCGGTCGAGTCCCGCAGCTCTTCGGCTTAAGCGTCGTAGAAACCACTGCAATCCCCGAAAATGAATTTCTCGTCGGGGCGCGCGAGGCGGCGACTATCTTTGACCGCCAAGAAAGCACGATCACGGTTAGTACCGATCATGCGGACTTCTTCACGAAAGGACTCGTCGCGATTAAAGCAACCTGCCGATTGGCTTCGGTCGTGCATCGGCCTGCGGCTCTCGTTTATGGCCAGTTTGGTCTTGGCGAGTCTCCGTCGATCAACGCCTAAGCAATATGACTCTCCGCGCTCCGGCGCGTGAAGTCGAGCGGTGTCGTGATTTTCCATCGGTTGCGACACCGCGCCGATTAGGCGGCCAGAAAAAACGGGTTACGCAACGATCCGGGAAAAGGATGTGAATCGGGCCGTCGGCGGTTCTCCTCCCGCTTTTGAGCGATTCATATCCACGTGCCTGGCGGCGGGGGCGGCTCTACCCCGCCGCCTCACTTCTTTTTTCTTTTGCAGGCGGGCAAAACTCCTTGTGCCTTCCGGTTGGGCGCTTAAGCAAATTCGTGTTGCCCGCCCTCGCGGCGAAAGCCGGGATTCACGCACACGATCTGCAGACCGAAGGTGACCGCTACGGCCTGAGCCGGGCCAGTAAAGCGTTGCCCCCGTCACCTCTTCAGAAATGAAGCAGCGGCAACGCAGGCCAATAATTCAAAGAGGCTAACATGCTGCAAGTAACGCATGCCGAACTGTCCGACGCGCTTCGAGAAATCGAGCATCGTTGCGATTGCATTGTTTCGACCGTCTTCTATCGCCAGGACGGGGCTTTGCTCTGTGATATCCATCAGGACGGTCAGCACTCGCAGACGATTCGGATATTGGAGGTCGAATGCGCGTTGGCAGGCTAAATCGTCAGATCACAATAGAGCGCAAAGTAATAACCGGCGTCAGCCCAAGTAACGAACCAATTTACGCTTGGCAAACGTTTAGAGCGGTGTGGTCCGAAGTCTATTCTGTTCGCGCGCAGGAACAATGGTCCGAAGAGGATTCGCGACGTATCGCGGAAACTACAACTAGATTCCGAATTCATTACAATGACGCGCTTGGCATCGACTCCACGATGCGGATAGTTTTTGAGGGCGCGGCTTATGATATTCAAAGCATCCTTGCCGATCACGTCCGCAAGCTGCAAGCAACCATCGACGCCACCGCGCAAGGCGTCTCGGTTGCCGGTGCGCCGCTCGATCTCTACGCCGATGTCAACGAAACGGGCACCGTTGATGAAGTCTACCAAGCCATCATTCATATTTTTGGTGGCGTTGCGCCTTATGCGGCTGAGCTGACGGGCGGAAGCCCCGTCTACACTCTGCCGCCGGGACTCACCTTAGTTCAAGTCTCAGAAACAAGCTGGGGCATCGAGGGATTCCCAACAACTCCCGGAAGTTATCCGATTTCTGTAACCGTCACCGATGCCGCCGAAAACGCGACGACGTTGGATTCCTTCGTGCTCACAATTCTAAGCGACGGATCACCATAAGAATGAAGCTGACACTAAGACAGGCGCCGGCCGCGCTTCCCATTTCACAAGCCGAGATACTTGCGCATCTCAGAATTACTGACAGTAGCCCGCCCGATTCTGCCGACATCACACGAATAGCCGAGGGCTGTGTATCTGAGGTCCAGAACTGGCTGCGTCGTGCATTGGCACCGCAGGCATGGAGTCTTTGGCTGGATTGTTTCGCGTCCTGCATCCGAATTCCGATGCCGCCGCTGATCGCCGTTGAATCCATTTCGTATCTGGATTCCGATATGGAATGGCAGACGCTGGCACCTGAACTTTATCGCGTCGTGGATGGTGGTGAAGATCGGAGCGAAATCGTATTGGCACCGGATCAGTCATGGCCAGCAACGGCCAATACTCCATCGTGCATCGAGGTCCGGTTTCTTTGCGGCTATGGCGACGGGTCGCCGCTGGAACCATGCGTGCCAGGCGATATCAAGAACGGACTGCTAGAGCTAGCGGCGTTACGTTATGCGGTGCGCGATGGTCTCACCTTCAGCACCGATCGCATGACGGACGAATTGCCAGCGGTGAAGGCGCTGCGGCGTTACAAGGTCTACGCCTAATCACGATGGCGAAGTATGTGAAGGGCGTCAACGAAGCGCGGCTTGCGCTGAATGCTTTGAAAGATATCGTCCATCGTCCAATGCTTGAAGCCGGTCGCGCCGCGCTGCAGCCCGCACTAGATGAGGCCCGCGCAACGGTTCCCCGTGATAAAGGGCATCTGGCTTCAAGGCTGGATGTCGTCAAGGTCCGCACCGGCACCAGACTCCACGTCCGTCTCTTGCTTGGTCCCGTTGGCCGCAACAGACGTGAACATGCCCATCTCGCACAAGTCGCTTCACTGCTTGAGTTCGGCCGCGCCGAAAACAGGAGCGGCGGCGGCGGCTTTGGCCCCTTTGCGTGGCTGCGCCGTGTCTTCGAACACCAAAAGCTGCAGATCATTTCGCGCTATCAGGCCGCCTACGGGCCAGCGGTAATGCGCCAGATCGAACGCCTAAACAAAAAAGGATAAGAACATGGTGGCGACCGTCGGCGGCGTCCGCATCAGTTTTGATGCCGATACCGGAAATTTTAATAGCGGGGTCACAGAAGCATCGCGCCGTCTGAGCCGGTTTGAGCAATCCGCGAACCGTAGTCTTGGCAGCATAAAATCTGCTTTCGCGCTTGGTGGACTCGGCGCCGGTCTTGGATTCGGAGCCTCACTTGCCGGTGCCGTAAAGCTAAATCAAGAGCTTGCCAGCATCGCGAAGACAGCGCGTGAGGTCGGCTTATCGTTTGAAAGAATCCAAGAGGTAAAATTCGCGGCCAAGCTGGGCGGCGTCTCGGATCAAGATTTTACATCTGGTCTCCAGAACGCCGCGAAGCTTTTGGAGGAAGCCGGGCGTCAGGAAAACAGCCTCTCCAAACTCTTTGCCGCCAATAATCTTTCATTGAAGGATCGCGAAGGTCGCTTGATCTCGATCAACGATCTTCTCTCCAAGGGCGCCGATCTGGTCAAGAACGCTGGCAGTGGCGCGGCCAAGGTCGAAATCGCTTCGATGCTTGGGCTCAGTCGTGAATGGGTCCGCACCCTTGAGAATGGTAGCGTTGCGTTCAATAGAACAGCAACAGAAGCCCGCAATGCTGGTGCGGTTATCAATTCCGACATCATTGCGCGGGCCGAGCAATTCGAGAAGGCGTGGGATCAGGCCACGACTCGCTGGTCTACCGCGCTGAAAGCACAAGCCGCCAGCATAATGCCAGACTTGGTGAAGTTGGCGGAACTCGCCTTTAGCGCGGTTGAAGCGTTGGACGCCTACACGACTAAATCCACAATAGCTTACAAGCTCGAAAACGGAATCGCGCTCAATCTCAAAGAGCTGGCCTATGCAATTGAATTGGCACGTTCCAAAGGATCGCCTATTGATCCGTCGTGGATCACGCAACAGGAACGCCTTTTGGAATTGCAGCGTGAAACAAATCGCGCCCGTGCGCTTTCCGGGCTTCCGGCTACATCCAGCACCGCCACCAGTCCCGGTCCTAAAACCGTCATTCCAGCCAAAGAGACCAGCACCGGCCGCGATCCCTTTGAGGGATCAATCCTGAGTCTGCAGAAGCGGATCGCACTTCTGGATGCTGATACCCGCGCCGTTGGATTATCAGAATCAGCCCGTGCCAGATTGCGTGTGGTTGCGGAGCTTGAGGTTGCAGCCACCAGGGCCAACGCGGAAGCCGGTCGCAAGAATGTGGAAGTTACAGAAGAGCAGCGCCGTGTCATCAACGGCTTGGCGGATGCCTATGCGGGCGCAGCCGCTCGAATGGAGGCCGCACGATCGCCGCTCCAACAATGGATCAGAGAAAGCCAAGACTTAAATCGAAGGCTCGAAGAATTCGGGGCCGGTGCGCTGGATAATATCAGCGATGAATTTACTGATGTTGTCACCGGCTCGAAAAAAGTTTCCGACGCCTTCAAGGATATGGCTGACTCCATCATCAAGGATCTGACGCGCATCCTGATCCGTAAAGCCATTGGTGGTGCGATTGGCGCGATGTTCGGCGGCCCCGCCGGAATGGGGATTGGAAGTTCTCTTGGTGGAATGCTTGGGGGTGCCAGCTCAAGTTACATGATGGGTGGAGTCCAAGTCCCGCTATTCGCTAAAGGTGGCGTCTTTAATCACGGAATGCCGATCACCGCTTTCGCGCGTGGTGGTGTCGTCAACTCTCCGATCACGTTCCCATTCAAGAACGGTACCGGACTCATGGGCGAAGCCGGACCGGAAGCCATTATGCCGCTGACACGCGGTAGCGATGGAAAGCTTGGTGTTCAGGCGCTTGGTGGTGGTGGCGGCATCGTGAACAATGTTCAAGTCATCAATAACAGTTCCGCACAGATCACAGAAAACCGTCGTCAGAACGATAGCGGTGGCGTCGATCTTGTTGTGATGATCGACGACTTAGTGGCCGGTCAGATCGGAAGCGGTCAAAGCAAGACGAATACCGCCCTTCAGAACCGATACGGACTCAACCCGACAGTTGGAATGGTGTGATGGAAATCAATAAAAACCCGATCGAAAAAGCCGCCGCCCTGCTCGCCGATCAGATGGCAGCCACCGTTCTCTTGATGCGCCATCGCGGTTACTCAGAAGCGGCCATCGCGCAAGAACTTCAAAAAGTTTTCGCGGCACTGGCGTGTGATGGAATCTGGACTCCTGCAGCCATCACAGCGCTTAAAATTAAAACTTATGAGATAGCAGATGAGCGATTAGAAAAACTTATCGCGCAGATCGATCACGCGGCGGCGGAATCCAGCACGCAGCACTGATCCGAAATTGTGCGAATTAAGAAAAAGAAACCGGCGGCGAAACATCCGCCGGAACTTATTGCTGCCTGTGCCACACGACTCCGCGACCGTAAACCGACGCCATTTTCTGGCGAAGGCGCATTGGTTGCGGTCGTTAGATCGAGACGTTGCCTTGCCGGTTGGCCCTTTGCCAGGGCTGATGAATTCGCCAGAGAGCTAGTTCTTGCCGCCCTTAAGCAGATCGGGGCCGTCAGACCGAAATGGATCGATGGCCAACCGTTCCTGACAAGCGATGCCAAAACCTGCCCGACATGCGGCGAGGAATTCGTCCGTCTCTATGGGCCAGGTGTCGATCGAGGCCAGCAAGCCGGCAAGGCGCGGTACTGTAGCTTTAGCTGCTTACGGGAATCGCATCGCGCCAGGCAGCTACGTCCCGATGTTCGTAACCGCAAGCGGGAATGGGCCGCAACGAAGACAGCGGAAGCCGATCCCGTTATCTGCGCCAATCCTGCCTGTGGTTCTTCTTTTCATCCCGCCTACGACAACCCCACCCAGAAATATTGTTCGCTGACCTGCTTCCATGCTGTGGATGCAGCGGAGCGACACCCACCAAGATCCTGCCAGACCTGCGGCGAACTCTTCACGCCACCAAATGGTGAGCGCGGCCGGGATCGTGTTTATTGTTCCCGAAAATGCAGCGATGCAGCACGCGGCGGCAATCCGCCGAGACCCTGCGACCACTGCGGCACCATCTACAAACCAGTGAACGGTGCCCAAGGCGCCAAATCGCGTTGGTGCTCACGAACCTGTTTCTATGAATACCGCCGCGCTCAAAAAGCCAGCGTCTTCGAATGCGAAGCAATTGATTGATCGTGCCGGCCTTCGCCTGCGAGCCTTGCGATTAGAATCAAAAAGGCCCCTATCAACGCGGGGCGCGGGACGAAACAGCTCTGAGGATTCATGATCTACGGACGCAATAGTCTAGTTATCGAAAACAATGCGGTGCGACTGCGGGGCGGTGACGTCGTTGCCGAGATCGTGCCTGATGAGACCTGGCCGAAAATGTGGCGGGTCCGTTATCGGGACGGCGGGTTGAGTGATTTAGCTAACATTACAAGGGCGACGGACGCCGCTGTTGCCTATGCACTGCGGGTACTCAACGAAAAAGGACACCAAGAAACGCCTCTAGAAATCCCCACAGCGGCTTAATCGGGGTCGGGTAGGGGTAGGTAGCGGGGCGGATTTTTTAGAGGCTGTATAAGAAGCATCTTTTCCTAGGGACTGAATCGGAGGGGGCCGGGAAACCGGCCTCCTCCTTATTTTTTTGGGCCGCCAAACCGGCGAAAGGGGCTGTCAAGCCCAAAAATGCTGTTGAGATCAGCCCGCATTCGATGTAGTTGGGATTCGTTGCGTGGACAAACCGCAGCCGGTCTCGAAAGAGAACGCGAGCACCAAGGCCCTGTGATGAGCGGGCCGCTCGAAACTGCCCCACCTCCGCACAACAGTGTGCATTCGGGGAAATTACTCTGCGGCAGCAGGGTTTTTTCACTGGATCGCGCACTGCCGAGCGCGGTCCCCTTAAGGGGGCCGATATGACTACCGACGCATAATAACAAACCTCAATCCAAAACAAGCTGATGAATGTGGCCACTGCGCAGACATGCGCGGCGGACTCGTCGCGGCAGCGACGATTCATTCCAGCGCACCTACTGCTGAAGGGGTGCGAGTTGTTTCAGATAATGGGGTTATCAAATGAAGACTCATCTTCTTGAAATCGACGGCAAAGCAATTGCTGCCTTCCGCGCTGAGAGCGCTGCGGAAGCGTGGGAGTTCGTGAATAAGGAATGGTTTCAGGACGACCTGATATGCTTCACAAGCAATGGCCGCCCGCTTTGGGATGAGGTGTCTAAGCTTGACGTGAGGGCCGCTGAGGAATGGGTCTGTCGTCGGTGGGAAGCATCGCGGAACGAAGCAATTCGGGATGGTGATTGCGATGAACCCAACGATTGGGTTCTCTTCCTGGTCCCGGTTTCCGATCCCGACGCCGATGAATTCAAAGACGAAGCGGAGGCGGCGTGATGACAGAAGATCGCGAGATGTCCGACCGTCTATCGGAAATCATTTCACTCATTAATCAGGCAACATGCTGTGTAGCGCTCGCCGCACAAGCAACTGAAGGCAGAGTGTCGCCAAACGAAAAAACAATCGAGCACTGCCACACGGTCATAAAAATTGCCCGTGAAAAGCTGGATGCGGCGTTGTTTGCCGCAACCGAGGCCGCCGTGGCGGAATATGGATTGGAGGCGGCGTGATGACCAATATCAGCGATATCACAAATCTGGATTCGCCCGACCTGTACGCGCCCGAGGAAAAGCCGGACCCGTGCACTGGCTTACTGGAAATCGAGAACGTTCTTGGCCTCTGTATCAGGCATATAGACGATGTCATTTTGGACAACGATCTGAGCTTGCGCGTGCAAGATGGATTGCATGGCCTGACCTACATTCTTGGCTGGGCCAAAGAGAAGATGGATCCAATATTGGATGAGGTTGATAGCCTGCAGCGTGCCATCAAAGGGGAGGTGGCGTGATGGGTACAGTCAGCAGGACGGCAGGCTATCGCGACGGGAAAGGCCGCATGAGACTTGTCTTGAAAAATGGCCCCATAGAAATCTGGTGCGTTGGTGACGAATATTTTGTTTACGGCGTCACCATGGGCGGCGATCCCGTTGTCTGCCCTTCAATCGGAATGGCACGTGAGGTAGCCGCGCGACGCTAGAAGTCTCACGCCATTAGAAATGCAGAGCCCCCGCTGAGAGGCGGGGGCTTTTTTATTTGTCTGCTACGGCAACAGAATTTCCATTTCTTCCGCCTTGCCGGGGCGGCTTTTTACCACAAGTGCAAGCTTAGGGCGATCGTCAGTATCCGGATCATAGAAATATCGGCGCGTGACTTCATACACTCTGCGGTTTTCGGGTTTAGTGCGGTCAAGACCCTGCAACACGCCGGATTGGGTGATCAGATCGCCGGGTATAGGAATTACCCCGCCTAATTCCGACAGCGTGAAGCTCTCCCGTTCGTAGGATAGGCCGTGTTCGGTTTCATGCATCAGCACAATAAGCAATTCTTTTGCTTCGCTCATTCAAATTCCCCTTTACTTGTTAATGACCACTTCCAACCACTTCCAATTAAGATACTTGTCTCCGGTTTGCTTGATATGAGTGTATCTTTGCAGGCTAGACCACGACCTATGGCCCGATACGGAAGCCGCCAACGGAATGGTGCGGCCCATTTCAAAGAGACGGCTGACTCCATCATGCCGCAGATCATGGAAGTGTAAATCTTCGATCTCAAGGAATTGACAGGCGCGGGTAAAGGCCGCCGAGATTGCATCGGTCGAGTACGGGAATATTTCATCAACGGCGCGCGGCATTGTCCTGATTATGTCCAATGCCTCAGGCGGCAATTCGCACCATGTATCGTTTCCTTCCTTATCGCCGGGGTGCTTCATATTCCGCACCAAGATTCGGCTGTTCTCTTCTTCCAGATCGGCCCATTTGATTGTCGTGATTTCTTCCTGACGGCGCGTCGAGAAGATCGCGAAAGCAATGATCTTCTGCATTGGAACAGAACTCGGACGGCGTGCCGACACCTTGCCGAAGTGGGTCATGATCTTGTCGAGTTCGTCTAGGGTGGGGCGTCTGCTACGAGTCTTGCCCTTGCTGGTAATTCCCATCCGTTTCGTCACGGTCATCGCATCTTTCATGGCCTGACGATCCAAGGGATAGTTCCACATCGGTTTAGCGATGGCGAACACGGCCCCGAGATGGCTCAAGTAGTTCTGTACGGTCTGCGGCTGGGCCTTAATCGCCTTGGCAAAGGCCACGATGTCAGATGAGCGAATCGCGCTGCATTTCATATCCGCGATGTCATAGCCCTTGATGCTACGAAGTACCTGAGCCTTGGTACGGCCAATCTTTTTGATGGACTCCCTGACATAACGGTCAATGGCGACGGCGAGGGTGGGGTCTTCCGACTTTTCCAGCCCGTCAGGCTTCGCTAATTCCGCTTCGCGACGGGTCAACCAGGCCCGCGCCGCCTGCTTTCTGTCAAAGGTCTTGGCCTCGCGGTGGACGATTGCCCCCTTCCGCTTTATCAATATCTGGGCCGTGTATCCCGTGGTGTTGTCGGCCCGCTTCCGCGCGATGATGGTTCCCATGGTACGACTCGCCCCCTTTTAGTACGACATCGTCGTACTGTGGCGGTCGAAATGGCCTAAAACAAGCGGAAACCGGCGTAAATGGTACGACTTGAAAACAAAGGCTAAATGACTGTTACCGCAAAAAATCTTGATGTTTCAACGGCTAGGCGATTTGCCATTGCACCCATGATGGATTGGACCGACCGGCATTGCCGGTTCTTCCATCGCCTGCTGACGCGGCATGCGCTGCTCTATACCGAGATGATCACGACCGGCGCGGTGCTGCACGGCGACCGCGCGCGGCTGCTCGGTT